GCCTGCATCGTGCCAAGAATGGTTGCTGCTTCTACCTTATCAAGTAACTCTTCTTCCTTATCATCTTCACGAACAACGACTTCAGATAAGTTACAGAATTGAAAAGGTTGTAAAATTATTTCCGAACATGGGTTGGTTCCAAATTCAAAATTAATATCTCTTCTTTTGTTTTGTGCTGCTACTTTTTTTGAGGCTTCTCTATTAAAGATACCACGTTCACCACTACCAGATTTGTACAGAGCTAACCACTCCTCCATAAAGGTACCGATGTTATCTGGCTTTGTTTCATACACGGCTGAATTATTTGATAAAGCTCTTTGTGATTCAACTCTATACCACTCACCAGACTTAGCATCTCTCATATCCCTATCATTAAGATCAGATAAACTAATCATAGCTGATCGTCTAACACCACCAACTACAACAATCTCACCTACTTTACAGACAAGATCGTGACACTCAAGAGGAGTTAGTCTTCTACCCTTCGCTTTAATAAAGGTTTCTTTTGCAAAGTTGAAGAGATCCACGAGTGGTGTAGGACCCGAAGCTCTTCCACCGAAAGTGTGAAGTCGTGACCCTGCAGGTCGCACGTTAGAAATATCCCACCTGGGGATTTGCCCGGCATACAATAATGTAATGACCTCCCGAAATGCTTTTGCCCAACCAAGTTTAGAATCCCTGACCACGACCACAGATTCTGTATCATGGAAATCATCAGCCACACTAGGCAGAAGTTCTGTATATTTTTTTTCAACACTAAAACCAACTCCTGTTCCACACATAAGTACATACAGTATTTCATCAAAAGCTTTTGGATGATCTACAGGTACATAAGAACAATTATATCCTGCTATATTTTCTCTTTCCAAGGCAGGTCCAGCAGTCATCAATGCTCTCATCGATGGCATAACATCTAAGTTTAAAACTTTATTTTCAAGATACTCTCTTGTCTTCTTATCTATTTTGTATTGACAATTCTTTTCTATTTGTTTCTCAAAGAAATTAAAGTAGCGAGCAACAGTTTCGTGCCAGTCCTCTCTTCTTGTATGTTCTGGTAGCCATCTAGCATATCTAGACTTGTGTATAAATTGTTGATAAACAGTTGGTAAAGTCGTCATTGTCTCCCTTTCATTTTAATTATATTTCTAATATGTGTTAATGTCATTACCACATTCAGCATCATCATAAAGTATAAACCCTCTTGTATTGTCCATGTCCACCAAAAAAATTGTGAACAAATTCCAAACAAGGGTGCTTTCAGTGATCCGTTACCATACAAATAAACTGATACACATGCGGTCAGTGAACAAATTATTTCAAGTATCGGAACCTCAGATACTATCATTCTTTTTCTAGCAATTCAATATATCTATTTAAATACCACTGAGCTTTTTGTAAATCTTCTAATCGTTTACCTTTGTAATTACATCTCCACGTATATTTCATAACCTGTCCACGTAGATATCCACGGTATTCTTCAGGTGTAAGTGCAGCTTCGATGGCTTCAATACACTCGATACCTTTACTATTATATTTGTAGTGGGGTGGGTTGTTTACGAAATCATCTGTCATTTTGTCTCCTCTTTGTGGGTCATGTTTAATAAAACATTTAATCTTTTTCTTTGAAAGTTTGTGTTGGCAGGCTCATCAATAAGTTTCCTAGCGAAAGAACGAACTTGCTGATAATTAAGGCCAGCAAGATCACACACATCAACAAACCAAGTAGCAGTAACACCGACACTTTTACTAAACCATCGAACAGCATCCTCCCTAACTTGCACAGACTCCTTAGAAACATTTTCGTTTTCATTACTAGCATCCAGTAAAGCTTGGTAGATAACGGCTCTGAACATTGCTCTTTCATTCTCTCCCTCTCTACTTCCCTCGGTAATCGTATCTAGTGTAGGGTCTAAAGCAATCCGGGTTTGGTTTAGATTTAACGAATATATCTGTTGTGTTGATTTCTTTTGGTCTTTCATCTATCCATTCCACTGGCACAAATCTTTCTGCCCATATAAAATTATTATTACTAAGCCAATCACCATAGGTTGTTTTACTAGTTTTGTAAAGTTTATTCCTAGAATTTTGTAACACAAATCTAATGTCTAAGTCTGGTCTCTGTTGTTTTATGTATAAATGTTTGGCTCTATCTTCTTTTGTTAACTGTCCTTTGAGTTCTATTATAATACCATTTGATAATATAATGTCTGGAGTGTATGTCCTTCTAATCTCTGGAACAACATAAGGTATTACTAAAGTCTCATACTCAAACTTAACTTTGTCTTCATCTAGTTTAGCACAGACGGTGGCTTCAAAGATAGATCTATAAAATCCTTTTTCTTTTCTAAGAACACTCACGGAATATCCTCTGAAACATTTGGTTCACTAACCACTTTGGTTAACCATCGTGGTCCTTTACTGTAAATAAACTTACGTAAGCCTTGGCCATCATTTGCATCAGACCAACAGTCAACTTTGTATGCGCAATAAGAACAACCGATACTTAATTTCATATTACCAGAGACTCCGTCTGGTTCTTCATCATAACATTTTGGTGGTGGTTTGTTCTTATCTTTTAGCGCAACTCTTAAATGTTTAATTCTTTCTCGTGCATTCGGTACATCAGATTTATTTGGACGGCACAATGCTAGTGCTCCACTCTGTTTATCAATAGCAAGAAAAGCTACCTTGTCATTATTGTTTGCCTCTGAATATGCTGCAATCTGGTGGAGATACCCAAAGGCATCTGTCTCTGGAGTAATATCATTGTCTCTAAATTTTCTAAAACCGAACTGTGATGCCGACTTAACGTCAACAACAACTCCATCTATCACGGCATCTTGGTGTCCAGTTACACCCTCAAGCTTTAAAGTTCTCTGTTCATCGGTGACAGTATGGCCTGCCGTTTTAGATAGTAATAATAATAATGCTTCTAACATATGCCCATATAAAAACTTAATTCGTACATGAGACGGCATATGTTCTCTTAGTTCTGGTTTGTATAGCTCATACCATAATTGACGATCTGGTTTGCCGAGGCTCGACATACGAATACCTCGGCTACCAGATTGTTTTTCTGTTAAGTAAGTAAGAACAGCATCTTTCATACTTTGTGCAAAGTTATTTAAATCATGTGGTGTTGGTTTTCTATCGTTACCTTCATCAAACAATTTGTAAATATCTTTTACAAGAGTATCTATGCTTTTCTTATCAGACATTAGAACGGAAGCTTATCGTCTTCCAATCCGTCTTTATTAGATGCGCCGTTCGTTGTGGCCTGGTATCCAGACTCTTCACCGAACTCATCTAAATTTTCAGAGGGACTGTACTCAACTAGTTTCGTTACTTGCACAGCTTTTAAAGACGACCCAACACCTTGATTACCGCCGACGTTGTAATCGTATGTGTCAAAAGCTACATTAACTTGTGAGCCATTGCCGATCAAAACATCAGAACTAATAGGTGTTTTCTTAGAATCTACAACACGAGGTGCAGAGTTCTTTGTACCATCTTTACGAGTGTACTTTCTTTTAACAGTAACGAAATCGTTTCTCTCGTCACCCTTGTTTTTAATACGAGGACCAAGACCCAAGTCTTGTAGTTGTTTCTTAGTCTTTGTATCTACGGTTACGTCAATAGAAAAGATACCTTGTTCATTGTATTGATCGTAATGTGGTTGGTGGACTTTCGCCCAGTATGCGGTTCCAGATATTACTGGCATAGTTTTCTCCTTATATAAAAGTTTGTAAAAGTTAGTGTCTCCGAAGAAACACTTGAACAGTATATCATACTGTCAGTGGTGTCAACAGTCAATGAGTTTCTTTCCAAGTCGTGCCGATTGAATACTCACTATCTAGTGGACATCGTAAGTCAAATTGTTTTTCTACACGTTTCATTGCCTCCTTTGTTATGTTACCAAAATCTACAGCTTGTTCCTTACGGACTTCAAACTGCACCTCATCATGGACGTTAGCCACTGGCTTAGCATCCACGTTCTGCTTGTCGACCTCATCAATTATATTAAGTAACCATTGCTTACATATAATTGCACCCGCTCCTTGAATAAGTGTATTCAAACTGGAGTGGATAGATCGAGCAAGTAGAATTCTTTTATCAAGTGCAACCAATTGGTACTCTCCATACTTGCGCTTCCGTTGTCGTAATAAATTAATAAGATTGTTTGTCAGTGTCTTCATACCTTTAACTTTATTGATAAATCGTTTACGACTAGCAAGACCAGCAACTGTATCGCCGCCAACTATCTGACCAAGCTTGGCATCTCCAGCTCCATAGATAAATGCATAGACCCAAGTCTTCGCCGTTGGTCTATCCTTTAATCCTATAATGTTTTGGTTGTAGGTGTGTATGTCTCCGTCAACCACTTGCTCTGTAAACTTTGGGTTCTCTAAGTAATGTGCAAAGCATCGTAACTCTAGACCACTGGCATCAGAACCAACTAAACAATACTTGTCTGGGTTTTCTATAGTCCATAGTGACCGACACTCCTTACCATACGGAGAGTAACTTGCTGGTACTTGTGCCATGTTAGGACCATAGTGACTCATGCGAGATGTGACACAACCAAGTGTGATAACTCTACCGTGTACTCGACTATCATCTTTAACATTCTTTAACCATGATTTAATTTGTGATACACGTTTCTCATACAACAGATACTCAGCTATCATCTTAGCCTCTGGGTACTCCAACTCTTTTAAAACTTTCTCATCAATAACTGGTAGACCAGTTGGTGTAGTTTTGCTTGGCACCCAATCATATTTCTTTTGCAATCGTTCTGCTATTTGTTTACGAGAACTAGGGTTGAACTCATCAACGTGATCCTTCAATGGTTTGTTGGTTGTCTTATGAAATCGTGGGGTGTAGATTGTTGGAAAGATAGTTTGTAAATCTTTATTTAAATCTTCTGACTTTGTCTTCAACTCTTCTAACAAATCATGTGCCTTGTTTATATTTAAATAGAATCCATTCTTCTCTTGTTGGTCTATGATTCTTCTGATGCGATGTTCCATACGTACACTATCAACACTGAACCGTGTTATCTTTGGCGCTAGATGTTGCATTAGTTTACGAGTGACATGTACATCTTGTTGACAATACTTGAGCATCTCTTCTGAGTATTCTTCAAAGTCTTTGAACTCTAGCTTACCACCTCGTGTTAGTTTCTTACCCCAAGATTTTAAACTATGACCACCATCTATGTGTGCATTGATCATCTGTGATATAAGAAGTGTATCAATAATATTTTCTAAAGGTATTGTGATACCTAGAAGTCTTTCTAATACTGGGCCGTCAAAGCTTATACCATTATGCATAATGTATTTACGTTCATGGTTGTGAAACTCTTTGAACTCTTGACATCCTTGCTCTTGTATAAAGTCTTTCTGTTCTCCAGTAGCATAGTCCTGGACACATATACAATGTATCTTAGTAGCATTGAGACTATCTGTTTCTATGTCTAGAACTACTGTGTCAAACTTTGAATCCATCATTCACCTCCCTGAAGTCATCGTTGTCTTTAGATTTTGGGTTAGATATTTCAGTCAAGCGACCACTATCCTTATGCCATTGTAACCAACAACATGGTCCAGTCTCTCCACTAAATCTGTTCTTTAATATACGAACCGTAGTTTGGTTTCTCTTCTCCATGTCCTCTGCTTGTCCATTTCTTTCTAATGAGAAACAAAAGTCAGAGAGTTGCGCAATACCGTGTGAACCTCTGAGTTGTGACAGACTAACTATCGCACCCTCCTCGTGTCCACTATCAGAACTGGCTCGTCTACTTAAATGAGATACCAACATTAGATGTATGTTCTGTTCTTGGACTAAAGTTCTGAGTCGTGTCATTATACTATCGATTGCTCTTCTCTCATTGTCACCAGTCATTGCCGACACAATCATAGTCAAGTGATCAAGTATAATAAACTTACAATCTAATCCACTAGCTAGGTACTGTACTTTAGATATAATGTTATCGATATCGGTGGAACCAAAGTGATCCCACATTCTTATCTTGTTTGTACCAAGAGTAGCCTCCCATGCTGTACGTTTCTCTTCCATAGTTGATTCACAGAATGGTAGGTGTAGTGGTTTGTTGGCATGTACAGACATGATACCTTTGGTTGTTCGTTCAACAGATTCCTCTAAGAATAAACAACCAACTGAATGATTACTGTTCTTTATTATATGATAAGCTAGTTCTCTCATTACACTAGACTTACCTATCCCAGACCCCGCAGTATAGGTACATAACTCTCCGAGTCTCATACCATAGGTCATAGTATTCATACCATCCCACGGATAAGGTATTGATTCGATTACCTTTTCATTAGCAATAAGATCCCATGTATTCTCACCAAGTATAATACCCTCTGGTGTATATGTTTGTGCAGCATAAAATCTAGTCATAAAATCATGCTTCTTATTCTGTACTAAATAATCATTTGGATCTTTTAAACCTAGATTAACTATGTGTACTTTCTTTGGAGGAAATAGTTCGGCTACTTTTTTACTAGCCTCACGACCTGGTTCATCGTTATCAAAACATAGGTATATCTTTTCATAACTGTTTATATATTCGTATTGTTTCTTACAATCGGTGAAAGCTCCAGCTGCACCAGTTCTAACACTGACCACTGGATAAGATTTAGGCAACATCATTTCATAGATTGACAAGGCATCTATCTCACCCTCACAGATAGTTATAATTTTAGAATTGTTAGAACTAAATAGTTGTTGGCCAAACAACAAGGCTTTACCAGTCTTACCTTCTACACTAAATGATTTGTCAACTACTCTTCTGAGCTTTGTAGCGATGTGATTACCTTCATCATCAAAGTATGGATAGTGGTGTTTATAAAGATTAGGTTTATCACTGTTAGTTGTAGTTACTCCAAAAAACTCACAAGTCTTTTCACTTATCTTTCTTTCGAGTATTGGTTTACTATTACCTAAAGAAATAATCTTAGTAATTTCGGCTTGAATTTTTGTGTCATCTCCGAGCAGTTCCTCAAGTTGGGTCTTGTCCTTGGGAGGTTCGGTGTAGGTTCGGCACGAGAAACAATACCGACTGCCATCAGCATATAAAGCATTAGCATCAGATGATCCACATTGTTCACAAGCGGTGTGTCTTACAAATGGGTTTTGGTTTACTGTCATAGTCGTCTCCTTATTATTTTTGCGGGTCTTGCCCTATTAATATCTCCTCTATTTATTTTTGTCAAGGGGTTGCCAGATTTCGAAATCAGTGATAGCCTATCCCCATATACAGAGGGGGACTATATATAGTCTAGTATTAGTCTAATGTTAATCTAATCATAGTTCTATTAGCTTCTATATATAATATATTAGTATCTCTTTATAACTATTAGTACCTATAGATAACTATTAGTATCTATAGATAACTATTAGAACTATATATAGTGACCACACCCTTTATTTTTAGCCTTGAAGTTCTGTGTCCTCCCATGACAATTACGGCATAGCACCATCGAGTTTGACAGACGGTTGTTGTAACGGTTCCCATCGATATGATGGAACTCCATTGGCGCCTCCTCTTCTGTTGCCCCACACTGGTTGCAATGCCATCGGTTATTATCCTTGAGATAAGATATGATCTGTCTCTTCTTACCAACAGACCTACCCATATTCTCATCTCGTTCTATTCTTACATTGCGAATATGTTTGCGATGCTTTTGTTGGCAGACATTATCACAATACTTGTTCATCGTGTTACTACGGCGATCGTGTTTTGTATTACAGTAGGCGCAGTGGTAATGACCTGGACTACTCTTCTGCCGTTTAACATACAACTTGTTGTTAACTTTCGCAGCACAACTAATCGAACAATAAACTTTCTTAGCTGGCTGCGAACAACCCTCTCGTTTACATTCAGTCATTTAAAGTTGACCCTCACTACATTATCTGGTGCCTCAGTATCGCAAGGTCGGTCATCAGTGATAGCAACTGTATGTGAGTTTTTAAATTGACTCTTAAATGGTACATCTTTTGGATCAACAACCTTAGACTGCCATCGTCCAAAGTCTCTGGATAATATCCTATCTTTAGCCGATTTCTTTGGTGGATTTAGTATCTCATACATTGCATAGTCAATTAACTTACCAATCTCTTGGTCAGTTAGTTCATCTACATCTGTATGTTCTCGCACTTGATCTATAACTTCTCTCATCATTTGTTTTAAAGTTTCTAGTTTCATTATTGTTTCTCCTTATCACTTAGTGGGTTAAATATATCTTCAAAGATTGCATCGACAACATCAAAGTATTCTTCTTGAGAGTATCTTTTAATTGATATTGTTTGCACCACATCTTTGAAGTGTTTTATCTTAGCCAATGCATAGACCATCTCTACATCAGTAAGAATCTTGTCGTCTTGTATGTCTTCGCCATTACCTTTCGTCATCGAAGTACTCCATCTTAGCTTTATAGTCCTGGAAAGTATCACACTTTACGGCTACTAGTTTATGTTCTGACTCTTCATATTGTTCATATAATTGTGTGACTATAGGCTCACATTCATTATAAACTTTTGTAATAGTTTTGTGATAAAGTCTTGAGTTTATCTCTATCCAAAAACTAATGATCACTGGTTCAATCATTACTCACTCCTTTCTATTGGCACAACACAAGGTCTTGATGTTACTTGTGGTTGTGGTGGTGTCGTTAATCTATTGTGCTGCAGTTTTTGTGCTTGTTGTCTTATGAGATGGAACTCCCAACCGATACACATATGTCCAGAGTTTATTCCATCTCGATTAATATTCAATCGTTCAAACTCTTGTTCAACGATTGGTTGTAGGTTCTCACAGTTAGGCACTCCTCGAACAAACTTCTCTTGATCTCCAGTTGGACTAGAGAACGTGAGATATAAAGCAAACAGTTCTTTAGTTAACATATCGACTCCGGGATAAATAGATGACCACCTCCGTTACCCTCTTCGTCTTGGCTAACGGCTACCTCAATAGTTCTATCTCCTTTCTTCATTATCAAGATAGGAAAAGCTATATCGTCCTCCTCTTCTAATCTAAAATCAGTTATGGTATAACCTTTTAGTTGACCAAAATATTTCTTGGCAAATTTTTCATATGTCGTCATTAGTCTGTCTCCTTTTTCACACAGTGTTGTTTATAATACACATTACCCAAGAGTGTGAGGCTTGGGTTCTGTGGGTCTGGTTTTTTCTTACCAACATATTCCCAACGACAGTTCATAGTCTTGTTGTTGGCAGATCGTTGATGAAAGAAATCCATATTGTTTAAAGTATATAGGTTCATTGTTATACCTATGATTAAAGATACTGGATCCATTATGTCTCCTTAAAATAGTGGTTCATATTCTCTACCTTGCAGTAGCATTTCTTCGTAGTGTTCGGCTTGTGTCTCATACCACATAGCCTCGTTAGTATTACCATCAACCCTACACATTCGTGCTTGGTGACGGCAGTCATACATTGCTTGTTCGCAATGTATGATTCTTGGATCGTTCATTAGCTTACCTTTACTATTGATTTAAATAATTGATAGGCAATCTGTGGCACTATGGAATTACCAAGTGCCTTGATCCTACCTACTCTACCTTTGTCCAGTCCGTAGGATATCCCATTAGGAACTCCACGAACTGTGGATTCAACTTGCCACCAAGTGTGTTGTTCTTCAAAACCTCGGTCGGAACTGTCTTGTCTCTCCTTGGTTTCCAACTTGGTTTGAACCCTATGTCTTTGTAGTCCCTTGCCATCGGTGTCGGAAACAGAACTGTGTCGGCTAGAGCTGGACTCCCTCTCTTGACTCGATGTTGATTGCCTTTCACATTGTTCGGCCCAATCCTGGAATCTTGAGTGGTTGGTGTCGGATACATTCCCTCGTGTTGTAGCTTGTTCACTACATCGTTCAGTTTCGCTCCGAACTTTGTCCCTGTTTTTAGTCTCGTTACTGACCATCCCTTTGAGTTCTGATTTACTGTGTCTGGTGGTGCCACTACATCCATCTGACAACTCGCCGATGGTGTTGGATACATCTGAACATGATGACGAAGTGCGAAGTGAAGATTGATTCCTTGTTCTTTCTTTTGTTTCGCTCTCTTTCCCCAGTTGTCTATCTGTTCCGACTTGTTGTGAAGATGATCGCTCACTACTGGAGTGGGCAATAATCCAGACCCTTTTTCTTTGGTGCCAAGCACCGATGCCTGAAGCTGGAACAACAAGACATTGGACTTGGAAACCCTCTCTTTCCAAATCGTCTTGCACCGATCTGAGAACCAAACCGTCTTGGATGTTAATAAGTCCTTCAACATTTTCTCCAATAAACCACCTTGGTTTTGTTTCGGCAACGACTCTAAGAGTTTCGTCCCAGAGATATCGGTCGTCATCTGTCCCTTTTCTTTTTCCAGCTTGGCTGAATGGTTGGCAAGGGAATCCCCCACTGATAATGGTAACTCCATCTGTTTCATAATCTTCTCCTTTCACTGTTCTAATATCAGATATGATTGGTGTGTTACTCCAATGTTTACGCAATACTTTCTGACAGAATGGGTCTTTCTCTACAAAGGCTACAGTTGGTATGCCGTTAGCCTCTGCACCAAGAGAGAACCCACCGATGCCAGAAAATAAATCTAGTAGTTTATGTGTCATATTACCTCCTCACTTTCTAATTGTTCAATGAGATTATCAAGACAATCGTTAATGGTTGTCTCTGTACCCTCGTTATCTTTGGGAAGACTACCAAACTTATGTAACTTGGCTTGTCTTTTAATATCATATAAGTCGCATAATAAATCAGATATGTTCATAGCTCCACCTCCTCGTGACCCTCACCACTATCTGGACAGTAGAATAAGTCCTCGCCGGTGATGGTATTTTCAAACTCATCAAGTTCATTACCCTCTCCCCATTCTTGATCACGAATCTTTTGTCTCGCCTCGTCATCGTTCTTGGCATAGAAGAATACATCTTCGACAAGTGTTTGAGTTATGACATAACGATATTCTTTTTTAGCTTTTGTCATAGTGCCTCCTTTCTAAATTGATGTAACTTGTTTAAGAAATTTTTATAGTATGTTTTATTGTGACCACTTACATACCATCGTTTACGATCCCAAACATCAATGTGTTTGTCCTCGTCTGGTGTATGTATTGTGATTACAGAGCTGAGGTTTGTATCAAACTGTAAACCCCAACTCACCCACTTAGTGTTCTCATCTCTAGGTGTGCCAAGCATACGAAGTAGGTTATCGTATGACTCAGTTATCTCACCTAATAGACTAGCACCTACGGATACTAGATACATATCGTTGTGGGTTACGACATGAAGTTTATTCCATTTTCTAATTGGCATAGTGTCTCCTTATATTAATCCAAATAGTAGTGAATATAATGCCCAGAATATTAGGACAGTTGTGGATGTCCACCATATGAGTACCTTAATAAATTCCATAGTTACACATCCCTTGGTTCAAAGTAGCTAGGAAGAATCTCTTCTCCCTCTTCGGATTTATATTTACCATTATGAAAACCACCAGATTCTAAGTAGTCATCGTAAAAGTCCATAGCTTTCTCAAGTATGTCAGTTGGTAAAAGCTTTTTCCATTTAGGAAATAGCTTACAAGCTACCTTGATAACTTCAAATGATATCTCATTCTCTGACTTATCAGATTGATTCGCCATAACTTGATGATACTCTTGTAGAACATTGATTAAAGAACCATAGTCCTCTAAGAAAGTATCTTGTTGTTGCTCATACCAAGCATCGTTTCCTATGTGTGACATAGTGTCGTCTCCTTTTCGGTGTGGGTTATACCACCTAACTATCACCGAGTTATAGTTAGGCTAGTGGGATAGTGCCACAAAGGATATATAAAAAAGGACACTACCCCACTAGACTAACTATGATATAATTAATCTAGCGAAAGTCAATCAGTCTTTCAGTTGGTCGATGTTCGAGTTGATAGATGAACAGTATCCCTCAATGTTTTTCACTTCGGAATCTATACCATCGCAAGTCACATAGACATCGTGAATCTCATCTCTGATCTCTGTCTGACCATCGTTGACCTTAGAGTACAGTTCATTTACTCTGTCATCAATGTCTTGTAACTTCATTTCTATTCGACCGATGGCATCAAATATATCTGATACCTTATCGCCTAATGTTTCTAGTTCCATTATGCTACCTCCTTTCCAAATAATCTCCTAGCATTTTCAAGGTCAAACTTGTAGGTCTTACCATTGCTTTTCCTTTCCATTAGTATTGGATGTTTTTTAGCTCTACGATTGTATCCTACAAGTATCCACTCTGGATGTTCTTTGTTAAGGTCAAGTCCACAGTAGTCTGCATTGTTTTCAAGATCTACTCTTTCTTCACTCTTAGCACCCTTGATGGTTACTTTAAGTTGGAATGTAGCCGTAGAGTCTCTGTAACTACAGTTACCTATATCAAAGACATACTTGTTTAAGTCTCCATTCTGAGCCATCTTTATTTGCTGATGTGTATCAATAGCTTTCTCAAGCTCTTGTCTTATTTGTCTTAGTTCTTGTGGTTTAAAACCCATGATGTTTCTCCTTTGTTTGTGGGTTAATAATACACTCATTCCACCACTCACAATAATACTGCAACCACTTAGTTTGTAGTGGTGTCTTAGTTATTGTTGGGTCGTGTAATAAGTCATCGGCACTCATAAAAGGTAGGCTTTCATTAGTGCAGAATTTCTTTAATATGTTAGATAGATATGCTATCTTAAATGCTTCTAGTTTCATTAGTTCTCCTTTGTAATATCGGCTTGTATATAGTTAGTATTAACCAGTACGGCTCTCGCTTTGTGGACTGGGTTGCCATCCTTATCCACAAAGGTTGAATATTTGTAAGGGTTGTAGAATACTTTAGTCGTAGGGTTACCACCCATTGTGATATCTTTTAGCCAACTCCATTGCTCTAAGCTAGGGCATTCTCCTACTATAAAAGCATGGACATTCTTTCTACCCTCTTTAAGAACTCTTAGTCTACCTTTTTCTCTAACAACAAACTTAGATCGTTTAAGGAATATCGATTTACAATAACCGATAATTAATCCGTAGCTCACTTGTTCTCTAGATTGAATAGACAAACAGTTCTTTTGTAAGTTTCTATATACTGCTATCTTTGGCATTAGTTATCTCCTTTGTCAGTGTTTAGCATAAGCGACATTGTTGATATTAGTATCCCAACAAGCACGACAGTCGCCACATTCGTATTTGTCTTTTTGACTAGCCTCACAGATGAAGCCCCTCATACCTAGACTATCCATAGTTGTAAAGACAGTCGTGGTTAGTGGTGCATTTTCTAGTGGTGGTGTGTCATTCATTGGTGTTGAAAACCTAAGAGCAACATTACTAGGTAAAGACCTGGATTTTAATATAGTCTTCCAATCTTTGTACTCCTTGGTTGGTATCCAATGTTTACAATGTGGTGTTTGTTCACAGATATCTAGAATGTTATTTGCCATATCTAGGTCTTGAATATCACCACTATCAAACCATCTAAAGAACTTTTCTTTCTGTAATAGTTCAACCATTACAGCAATGAACTCTTTAGATTGCATAAACTCTAGTGTCAGTGATTGCTTTGCTTTTACATTAGGCATATGGTAGAAACCTTTTCTAGCATAGCAACCATTACACACACTACCCTTTACTTTGGATAGCTTTTCTCCATTCCTACATAACCAAGCTGATAAAGATATACTCTTGCAAGGCATCTTGGAAGTTTTAGATAGTATCTTTTTCTTGTTTAACATCGTCATTGTCTCCTTAATCTAGTTTTGAGTTAGCAAAAAGGTTAACATGTGGTAAATATTTATGAACCACATTGACATAAGCTCTAGCACCAACTTCCTTGATATCTACACTTTGTACTGCGATACCACTTGGATTCCATAGTTGATAGGCACTACCATAGTCTTTTTTAAAACCTAAAGCCTTAAAGCTTTTACCTAGTCTAGTGTTTCCTTTGACATAAGCCGAGACCCAAGCAAAGCCACAAGCTAGAGTGTCTCCACCATACTCGTTATACTTTTCTAGTGAAACTCTTTTAGCTTCTGCTATAGCTTCATCGTGTATTTCTTTAGTTAAAATATCCATTAGTTATCTCCTTTGTTAGTACACTATTCTAAAGCTGATAAGGGAAGGAAATATAGAATGCCTTAGAATAGTGTATAAGTTATTATAATTAATCAAGAAATATCCCAAAACTCTCGGAAAATTCCTCGATGATTTCAGACTAACCGAAACTCCGACCGATTGCAACACCTTTTTTTGCCCATAATTAAATACATGTTATTGATATATAATGGTTTATCAGCACAATGTGTTATATATATTCCTGGTGTCTTATGGGTATATCGTAATGTGTTAATGCGTTAATGCGTTATAGTGATGCGTCTCTTCTGCGTATGATACTAAACATTCATTTATCTTAAATTTTATAATTAGCCTTGAATCCCTAATGAGAACGATTATTAACAACCTCGGAAAGCCACGGTGAGCAAGGCTTTCAAGAGTCGGCTTGAATATTATTTGACTATTATTGAAAATCTGTTAGGCTAAAATGGTGGATTAGTCTCCACGGCTAGTTTAGAATGGTTCTAAATTAGAATAATAACTTTTACAAAGGATGTAAAAATGACTAAAAATAAAAACGATATAAAAATCGTTAATAGTGTGAATGGTAAGACTCTTAAAAAAGAGTCCTACAATGGCAATGAAGTATATACTTTAGGAAACACTAAAGTTTTTCTGAATACCATTAATCATAATAACCTTGCAAAAGCTATGGAATTCCAAACAGAAAAGTTTGAATTTGTTTCGTGGTCTCAACTAAAGAACAATGAAATTATCCATAGTTCGCTTTTAGGTAAAGGAATGACATTCGCCAATTGGCAGAAGTTTTTTACCAAACTTGAAACGCCTAAGACTAATATCATTTATCAAGGCGTAATGATTTTAGGTAAGGCCTTAGCTAATGGTGAGGGAATTGGAAAAATTTCTGATACTCCAAACAATGGGGTTGCTAGTAGTCCAACGGCTAACTTGGATACATCAGAAATTGTCAACCAAGTTATCAGACAACTTAAGAAAGGTTTAGCTAAATAAATAAATAGCTTGACTTTTAAAAGAGTCTCCTCCTAGCAATGGGGGGAGGCTTTTTTGCTATGGGGACAAAGAAAATTACACCTTGCAGCAGCTCTTATATATTGTGTCTACCATAGACAAAATGAGCAGATTTTCAAATATGGCCCCTTGCTTCTAAATTTAGGGTACCCATACCCCTACCAAAAACTTTAGACTTTGTAAATACACCGATCATAAACTTACCTCGCTCTAGGCCGGGTCTTACCATGTAGTGTTTACCACTAGTTTGGCAAAAGAAGTCTACGTCAGTGAACCCACCTTGTTTACCCATAGCCTCGAACTCGACTGGGGTGTAGTGCTTATAGTGAAACTCATTGACTGGTGGTAGTTGGTGGGGGCGCACACATTCATTCGGAGATGACACTATGAATATATCTGATTTCTCCGCGGCTAAATCAAAGACTCCTTGTGCCAAGTCTGGTGGTATGTGTTCGATAAACTCAAAAGATACAACAGCATCATATCTATCTCGTAATAATCCTTTCTTCAACTTTGTAAAATCTTGTAGAATATAATTAACTCTAGGAGCTTTGTTATCATACGATTTTAAAAATACTTCGTGTGCCTCTTTAGATTTATCAATACAGTCTACCCAGCTTGACATCATGTTTTGCATAATCACAGAACCATAACCAATACCACAACCAATATCAAGAACGTGGTCTGGTTCGGTCAGTTCTTCAAGTTTCTTTACCGCAAAGTTGTATCGTTCTAAATGATCAGCCCTAATATTATTGGGATCCATAATTCTTTCAACCATCTGATGCTTTCATTTGTGTTGTCCAATATCTATCAAGTATATAATACCAACATCCATTAATACATGGTTCTACTAAAGCAACTAACCCAGCTTTAAACAATGAAACACCAGTCAACCAGTAAACAACATTCATTGCTATGACTATATGTCCACATGTATAAATAAAAGCTCTTCCAATACTTGTGTTTATCATGTCACAACTTTCATAATACAACCTTGTTTCCAAGATCTGGCCATTGGTACAACTTCTCTTTTAAAATTTACACACCATTCACTTAAAGCTTTCCATTCTCCCTCTTCCCATTTTGGATAAGGGGATATAGGTGATGGTAACAAATCATCAAACCGTATTAATGTACCACTAACAATCTGATCATTTAATAATTCAAGAACAGTTTTTGTGGATGTATATAAATCACAATCAATATTTATAAACGATATATGCTTGTTGTGATCTTTCTTCCAGATAGGTACAGTATCTTCAAACCAACCCTCATGTAATACCACATTCGGTATTACCTTTGGTAATTCACTTACAGCAAAATGACCCTTCTCAATAACTTTATGACCCATGAACCATTGTTCGGGTAGTCCTTCAAAACTATCAAAGCCGTGAAATGTTACTTTCTTATTTAAACTGGCTAAATAATTTATAGATTTACCTTCATACACACCAAATTCTAAATAGTGTCCTTTTGGGTTTAGTATGTTTTGCATACAGAATTGGTACTCCATAATACGGTGGTCTAATAAAACCATAGGCTTATATAAAAATTCTTCAGGTCTCATTGCTCTCTAAATTTATTTACAAAATGTTGGGTTACTTTCGAAATTTTTTCATAGTAATTGTTCTGTTCTGCCCATTCAATAAATTTACTGTACTCTTCTTTAGACATTGGTTTATCTTGGTCTAAAAAATTAGAGTTAATATGTTCGTTACTAAACCATACAGTTAATATTTGTGGTTTTAACATTTGAGTTCTCCTATCTCCATAAAACTAGACCATAAACAATTACTTGCATATTGTCAATTAGTCGTTTATATTATTTCTACCAGTTACATCCGCTTAGTTTTATCCTAATAAACTAAGTTTAGAAGCTCCATTCGTCTCCTACAGCTTTGGACTACTGGTATGTAAAGAGAAGGGAGTGGTAGTTGTGGGTTATTATCCTCCCTTCAAAGATTTAAAGCTATGACAAAGAAAAAAGTACACATTCTCTACGGTAAAATGACAGAAGAAGAGTTAATTAACTTGTATAAAGTTAAAAGAGAGGCGAGAATATATGGAGGGGGCGAAGAATTAAAAGAAATACAGAAAGAATTAGAGCGCAGAAGACTAAGAAGAATACAAAAAACCAACCCAGAGGAGTATAAAAAGAGAATGTTAGAGAAACCAGAAGACAATAACGTAAAAGTTCCTACATTTCGTGGACTAACCGCTATGCAAGAGAAATTCTGCATGGAGTTTGCAGGTCACGGCGACGAAGTCAAGGCATATTTAGCGGCAGGCTACCAACCAGACAAGAATGATGCACGAACTAGGGCTAAAGCTAGGGTAATTATGAAGAATGAAAAGGTTATGGAGCGAATCAAGGAGTATCAAGACGAAGCCGTAACTAAAATTACGTGGACAAAAGAAAAAGTTCTAGAAAGACTAGCTAAAGTGTACAGTGAAGCTATGCAAGACAGTGATTTTACAAATGCTAACAAATCTATGGAGCATATTGCCAAACATTTAGGCATGTTTGTAGATAAAGTAGAGCAAACTGTAAAGACAACTGGTTTTGAAACGGGAGATAAGAAAAAAGATGTGGCTCGTTTAGTAAAAATAGCTGGTTTAAAAGTTGTATCGTCAAACGATGAACCTAAAGAGTAGTGAACCTATAAGCGACGAAGATATTGCTAAGCTTCGTTACCTTGCATTCCAAAATGTCCGTGATAATTTCTCTGGATTCATAGAAGCCTTTGCACCTAAGTTAGTTGCTGACTTTAAAATGGGCAAACACATAGATGTTATTAGTAAAAAGCTACAACAAGTAGAACAAGGTAATATTAAACGACTGATGGTCTTCTTACCCCCACGTAGTTCTAAATCTTTGATATGTTCTAAACTATTTCCAGCATGGTATCTAGGTCGTCACCCTAATCACGAGATATTATCGGTATCACACAGTGATCAACTAGCATCAGACTTTGGTAGAAGTGTTCGAGATGTAGTTAATGATCAAGATTATCAATCTATCTTTGAAGATGTCAAGTTAAGATCGGATGTCAGGGCTGCAGGTAAGTGGCAAACTAATAAGAATGGTGTATATGTAGCAGCAGGTGTACGAACACAGATTGCTGGTCGTGGTGCGCACGTAGCTTTACTTGATGACGTAATGTCAGAGGAAGATGCATTCAGTGAAGCAGGTCGAAGATATATTAAAGAGTGGTATCCAGCAGGTTTACGAACAAGACTTATGCCGAATGGTTCTATTGTAATAATCAACACTCGATATCACGAGGATGATATATGTGGTTGGTTGTTATCTAATCAAGGTGACGACACAGATAAAGCTTTGAACTGGGAAGTTATACGAATACCTGCGTGGGTTGACGATAATAGTAGTAAGATACTAAACCTACCAGTTGGTGAATCATATTTTCCAGAATGGAAACCAAGAGAGATATTAGAAAACGATGAGGCAGAAATTCGCAGACACAACGGTTCACGATATTGGGAATCACTATATATGCAGAATCCTGTACCAGCAGAGGGTGGTATACTTAAAAAATCGTGGTTTAAAATATGGGATGAGAAAGATCCACCTCAGTGTGATTTTATAATACAAACTATGGATACTGCTTTTTCAACACGAACTACAGCAGACTATAGTGTAATTCAAACCTGGGGTATCTTTGTTACAACCGAAACAGATAGTGAAGGAACTGAAAGAGATATCGGTAATTTAATTTTATTAGGTAGTGTTCGAGGTCGTTTCGAATATCCAGAGTTACGAAGTAATGCACAAGATGCATTTGATGAACACGACCCAGACATTATAATAATAGAGAAGAAAGCCAGTGGGCAATCGTTAATACAAGATTTACGAAGAGCGGGTCTACCAATACTTGAGTATACTCCTGATCGTGATAAAGTAGCGAGAGCCTATGCTGCCTCACCCTTGGTAGAGTCAGGTCGAGTATGGTTGCCAAATAAACTGTGGGCACAAATATTATTTGATGAAGCCGTCAGTTTTCCGAACGCGGCGCATGACGACCAAGTGGATGCGATGGTAATGGCGATACATTATATGAAAGATTCTTGGCACTTGCAACATCCCCATGATCCGTATTATAGTGATAATGACAATACTTATAAAAAAAATAAGGCAACCTACTGGAAGGTATCTAATTAAACATGGCAATAGAAAAGAATCCCAATGATATAACTGCACCAATTGACGTAGCTAAAGACAAGCTTAATACACAGTCTGAGTCTTTAGGTATTGATGTAAATATAAATGAAGAACAAGAAGAGGACTTAGCTGTTAACGTAGACCCAATGACGGGTGAAGTTGAGATGGCTCTAAACGAAAACAGTGGTAAGATGCTGGCTTCTATCAGTGAAGATTTCTATACGAACCTTGCTGACTTAATGGAAGAGGATCAACTAGAAGAAATATCCAATACAGTATTAGATAACTATCAGTCAGATAAAGAGTCCAGAGAAGAATGGGAGCAGACATTTGAACGAGGCTTTGATTTACTCGGTCTTAAATTAGAAGAAACAACAGAACCATTTGATGGGGCCTGTACTGCAACACATCCATTGATTATAGAAAATGCCGTCAAGTTTCAATCAAAGGCATCACAAGAATTATTTCCAAGTAAAGGTCCAGTTAAAACTCAAGTAGTAGGATCACAAACTCCAGATAAAGAAAAACAAGCGCAACGTGTAAAAGATTTTATGAACTATCAACTCACAGAAGAGATGCCAGAGTATTTCGATGAGTTTGAAAAGATGTTATTCCACCTACCGTTAATCGGTACGGCAGTTAAAAAAGTTTATTATGATGAAACATTAGGCAGACCGATATCAGAGTTCATACCTATTGATCAGTTCCATGTATCAAACTTAGTATCTGATCTACGTCGTGCTGATAGATACACTCACGTTATTTATCGTAGCGAGAATGATTTACGAAAAGATATGGATGCGGGTATGTATAGCGAACTTGATCTCGGTGATCCAGAAAAAACAGATAGAGGTAACATTACATCTAAAGCAGAACAGATTATGGGACTATCGGCATACGATGAGAACCCATACGATCCAAGCTATCAACTCCTTGAACAACATTTGTATTTAGATTTACCAGAACCATTTAATAGCCCAACGGGTGTAGCTTATCCCTACATCGTTACTATTGATAAAAGTTCTAAAAAAGTTTTAAGCATTCGTCGTAACTGGAATGATGGTGATTCACGATTTGTAAAGAGAGAACACTTTGTTAGTTACAAGTTTGTACCAGGTTTCGGATTCTATGGACTAGGTTTAATTCATTTCCTTGGTAATTTAACAATGTCAGCTACAGCCGCAATGAGAGCATTGATTGATGCAGGTCAATTCTCTAATTTACCAGGTGGTTTCAAAGCCAGAGGTGTTAGAGTTGTTGGAGATAATTCTCCGATAATGCCGGGGGAGTTTCGTGATGTTGAGTCAACGGGTTTAGATTTGGGCAAATCCATTGTTCCTCTTCCCTATAAAGAACCGTCTCAGACTCTTTATCAAATGCTAGGCTTTGTAGCCACTGCTGGTCAGAAATTTGCTGACACGACAGATCAAGTAGTGTCTGATGCAACGAACTACGGTCCGGTTGGCACGACATTAGCATTATTAGAAGCATCGGGTAAGTTCTTTTCAGCAATTCACAAACGACTCCACAAGTCCCAAAAGGACGAGTTTAAAATATTAGCTAGAATAAACAATGAGTTTTTACCGACTGCTTATCCTTATGACATTATAGGACAGTCTGCCGAGATATTCAAGCAAGATTTTGATGGCCGTGTCGATGTCATTCCTGTTAGTGACCCAAACATCCCATCGAACTCACACAGACTCGCCCAAGCTCAGCTGATGTTACAGTTGGCTTCACAGTCACCACCAGGAACTTTCAACATGCCAGAAGTAAACAAAGCGGTTCTTGCCGCGGCTAATGTTGATAATCCAGAACGGTTTATGAATGCACCCCAACAGGCTATGCAACAGGACCCTCTCGCCGATATCATGTCAGCTACACGTGGACAGCCGATTAAAGCTTTTCCAGGACAAGACCACGATGCTCACATCGCCGTGAAGACCGCATACTTGCAAGACCCGCTCAATGGTGCCAACCCGATTATGAAAATGGTTGAACCAATTATAATGGCTAACGTACGAGAACATATGGTTCTTCGATTCCAAGAACAGATGGGTGGACTAATGAAAGCGCAAGAGGGTCAAGTAGACCAAGGCGCTAGTCTAACTATGATTATGGCAGAGTCAGCCAAACAGATTCTCACAGCGAACCAGTTAGCAGCGCAAGGTGGAGTAGACAGTATCGAGCAACAAAACCTAGACATACAAAAACAATCTGTTATAAATAGGAAAGAACGTGAGGATAAAGAACTGGCTCTTGAAGAAAAGAAACTTAATATAGATGCAATGGTTGAAGCGGCTAAGATAGAAGAAAGTAAAAAAGAAAAAAACGATAACCTTACAGCCAAAGTGGTAATGGATCTTTTAAAATTAGTTGACAAACAAAAGTTTCAAGGAGGAGGGTTCGTCGAACAAGCCAGAGCTGCACAACCTTCATCGGTAGCTCAAGCTTCAGCCGAGGAGTTTAAACAAGCAGCAGACCTCGCTGTTAAACAACCGATTGTTCAACCTAAAGGTTTTTTAGAACAAGCCTTTGAAGCTCAACAGATCGACCCTCAAAAAACTATTAGAGAACAAATGGAGAAAGAGGCGGTTGAAAGGGAGATGGCTAAAGCACCAATTATCCCAGTTGAAAGAAAAGATATTATTGAAACTGAGGAAGAGGTTGAAAAGATATCTGAAATTGAAAGACAAGAAAAGGAGTTAGAGAATATGAGAAAAGCAAAAGAAATGAGTGAACTCACCTATAATCAAGAGATTGGTCCTAACAGTACAAAACCACACCACCCTACACCTACGAGTGGGGTAACGATTGGTTTAGGATATGATATGAAAGGAAAGACAGCTGATCAAATTAAAAATACATTAATGGATGTAGGGGTAGCCGAAGATGTTGCTATGTCATTATCTCAAGCAGCAGGCCTATCAGGTGAAGAGGCTACGGCTTTTACAAAAGCAAATAAAAAACTACAACTAACAGATGAGCAACAGAATAAATTATTTACTAAAGTTTTCGCTGATTCTATTATTCAAACAGAAAAAGATTTAGTTGATATGGGTTATGACCCTAGTAAATTATCGGAAGCTGAAATAGCTTTATTAGCTGACTATACATACAATGTTGGTTCAGTTAAAGTGTTCCCAACTTTTACAAATGCAATTATTAATAAAGATTATGAAACAGCACGAAAAGAATATAAACGAAAATCTGGTGATAAATTTTTAACAAAAAGAAACAAAGCAACTTTAGCTTATATTAATAAACTAGAAAAACAACAGAGTGAATAACATAACAAACCACGGCATTGATCTTCCTGATCCTGCCGTTTGTTTTGATGACGAAGGTTACGAACCTAATAAAAATGATCACCCATCAATATACAATGACCTATTACGAGCTATACAAAATTTAGATATAAATTTATTTTCTTTATCAATTAATAATTTATATAGTCAACTAAAACCTACACCTATTTTAAAAAACCAACTACAGTCTGCCTTAACAGGCTTTACATTAAAATTAAAATCTAAAAACATTATCTATAAAGGACCAAAAGGTTTTGATGACTTAGGATATTATAGCACCATTATTGATACAGATCCTTTGGTTGATTGTTTAGAAAAAGAAATAGTTGATCTTAAATCTATTGATCCAGTTAGAGATTCTAGGATTCAAGATAAAATATTAAGACTACCAAACCACCACATAATTTATAATAAGTTAAATGATATCTATAAAAAATTAAATATATTATCTGAACCTTATACTATAACAGATATTAACTTACACGTTAGTGACAAAGAGGATACCTTCAACGAATATTTTCAAACGGATCAAAAACACAAACCTAAAAATAATTTATATACATTACACATTGATCCAAAATACAGTTATATTAAAGCAATGATTTATCTTAATCCAGTCCAACGAGGAAACGGACCGTTTGCTTATATCCCAGAAAGTCATCGTTGGAAGTTTGATGATGTTGAAATGTTATTCTGCAAAAGCAACCAACTTGCTAACACTCTTTCAACGGTTGAAGAACGAGCTTCAAATGCACAACTACCTCTATGGGCTAGAAAGAACTCATATTTTTCTAGGCAGTTTAAAGATAGTACAGATGTATCAAAACATTTATATAAAAAATTAAAACACTTTACATCTGATGAAAGTAATTTTATATTATTTGAACCGAACTTTGGTTGGCACAGAGGGACACATGTGGATACTAGAGAACGGATTGCATTACAAGTAATTATGAAACCATGAGTTTATTAAACACACTATCTAAAGAAGTTTTACAACGACGAGTATTCAACCCATATTATTATGACCTTCACGTAAAAGAATTTATGTTAGGGCAAACCAAAGACCATATTGATTCTGAGGGAACTGTCTTAGATATCGGTGCTGCGGTTGGTCAGTACAGTAAATTTTTTGCACTACATTCTGGACACGTCTATGCTTATGAAGCTGTACCTCCAGTCTACGAACAGTTATGTAAAATTAAAAATGATCATCTAAATTTTAGTGCATATAATATCGCAATGTCCAATAAAGTTGGGAAAGATAAATTTTATGTAGACAGTCATCGATTATCCAACTCATCATTTCAAAATTTAGTGGATGGTTTTCCAATAGATGTAGAAGTTTCCACAGTTGATAAACAACACAAACATGCAGATAACATTTGTTTTATTAAGATAGATACCGAGGGAACTGAACTTGATGTTTTAAATGGTGCAAAGAAAACTATAGAGAAACATCAACCACATTTGATGATTGAGATATATGATAAGTTTAATAAATACCCAGTTGATACTACATTTAAATTTTGTTTTGATAGAGGCTATACTTGCTTTTATAATCACAGAGGCCAAGGACTAAAACTAGTAGAAAATATTGAGAATGGAATAAAGATAGCTTTAACCATGCCAGAGATAACTGATGGAGACTTTTTGTTTTTAAATGGCAATAGAACTTAAAAATAGTGTATTCATACATGTACCCAAGACTGGTGGTCGTTGGGTAAAACAGATGTTGTTATCTTATGTTAAACAATCTAGGCCTGTGGGAGATGCTATATATGATTCACACAATACTCCAGAGGTTAGAGTTAAACAAACATTTGCATTCCTTAGACATCCCATGACATTTGTGCATAGTTTGTTTCACCACCGTTCTAGAAAAAAATCTAACACCAGAGGTCATAAATGGAATTGGCAAGACAATTTAAGACTTGAACGTGAATGCCAAGCTGAGGATTATGAAACATTCCTTACTAAAATAGTCGGGAATAAAAATGTAGTTAAAGATTACTATGATCATTACACTTTAAACCATTATCCAAATATTAAAATTGGGTACATGGAAACTTTATGTAATGATTTAATAATTATGTTAGATGCTCTTGGAGAAGAGTTTGATGAACCTTCAGTATACGAACATGGTAAATTAATTATTGGAGGACGGGACTCATCTGGTCCTATCAGTGTTCAAGATGCAATGATAAAACAAGAATATCTTGATGCTATGTATGAATCTGAAAAAGAATTATTTGAAAGGCATGAAGTATGGATGCCGTAGCTAACTATCTCACAGAAAAAATTACAACGGTAAAAAATAATTTAGTTGATACTATTTCAACTGGATCATCAGAAAATTATGCAGACTATAAATATCAAGTTGGTATAATTGAGGGCTTGACGATTGCGCTTGAAGAAATTAAATTAGCAGAAAAAAACTTATACAATGAAGGAGAAGACGAAGAATGAAAGCAGCAGGAGTAGCAACAGCCATAGCTGGTAACGATGACTGGATTACACATAAAGAATCACCTGATCCAAAGGTATTACCTAACATTCCTGGTTACCATGTTTTAATTAGACCAGTTGCAATTAGAGAAAAAACAAAAGGTGGTATTTTATTACCTGATAAATTTAAAGATGATGCTAGATACTTAACAACTATTGGTCGTGTTTTAAAAGTAGGCGAACTTGCCTATGCTGATAGAGATAAGTTTAAAGGTCGAGCATGGTGTAAACCTGGTGACTATGTTGTTTATGGTAAATATCAAGGTGATAAATTCTTTTACAAAGGTATTAGAATGTTGTTGTTGTTTGATGACCAAGTATTAATGGTTATTCCAGACCCAGCGGATCTTGATCCTAACTATTTGGATATCAGTAAGTAATGTTATATAATTAGCTTATTGACGTAATCGTAACTCGTAACTGCGGAGAAAATATGAATAAAGAAAACACAACACAAGACGACGGCTACCAAACTATAGACGTTTCAAAACCCCAACAAAAAGAACCAGAAAAAGAATACGAAGTCGAAGAGACTACGGAAGAATCTAAAGAACAACCTAAAGTTGAAACTAAGAAAGAAGAGACTGAAGATTCAATAGATTCTAAACTTCAAGAACTCGATGGTATTAATACTACTGGTGCTGAAAAAAGAATTAGACAATTAGTTAAACAACGTAAAGAGAGAGAAGAACAACTCGAAGCGCAACAACAACAGATTGCTGATCTTCAATCACAACTTCAAAACTCAACACAAAAAGTACAAGAAACAGAGAAGGCTAGTTTAATTAGTTATGAGAATCAAACTAAAGACAAGCTTAAACTTGCTGAAGAAGGATATAAGAATGCTTATGACTCAGGTGATAAAGATAAACTGTTAGAGGCACAAAAAGCAATTGCTGATGCAACTACAGAACTTAGAATGGTTGAAGCTAAAAGATTTTATATTGAAGATCAAGCTAAGAAAACTGAGCCAGTTGAGACAAAGAAAGAAGAATCTAAACCAACTGAGCAACCTAAACAGCCTCCAAAATTACACAAGTTAGCAAGAGAATGGATATCCGATAACAGTGAATGGTATAATAAAGATAGGATTACTACACAAGCCGCACATATTATAAATGAAGATTTATTATCAGAGGGCTTTGATCCAGAGACTGAAGAGTTTTATACTGAGATAAGTAAAAGGCTAAAAAAAGAAATGCCTCACAAGTTTGGTCAGCAGGAAGAACCAACAAACAAACCTGCTCAAGTGGTTGCTGGAAAGTCACGTTCTTCAGCATCATCTAAAGGTAAGATTCGATTGTCTCAAGAAGATGTTCGACTTGCTAAAAAAATGAATGTACCACTTGATGTGTATGCTAGAGAGAAAGCCAAGGTCGAGAAGGCCGGTGATGATTACACTACAGTAAATATATAACGTGGATAATGAAAGGTAATAATTGATTATGACTACACCAAAAACAAATGACGTAAAAGTGACTCGTGCAACACAAACTACATCTCAAAGACAACGAGGTGTATATGAGAAAAAGAATTGGTTAAAGATACCTGAAGAAGTAACTAAACGATTTGCAGAAAAGGGTCTTACTCTTAGATGGATTAGAGTTTCTTTAAAGGGTACTTATGATGATCAGAATGTACAGGAAAAACAATTTGAAGGATGGGATTTTGTCCGACCTGAAGATGTTCCTGAATTAAGTGCTGGTTTCCAAAA